CTTCTCTCACCAAATCGGCAAATTCATAGGCTTTAATTTTGTTGGACGCAAATTCAAACACCTGAATACCATTTTGATCAACAACTTCTATCACACTATTATCGGCTGATATGCCCTCACCTGTATCTACACCGGCATAAAAGCGTTCTTTTGGTTTAGGCTCACGCCACATATCCCAGTCTTTTTTCCACTTCTTCATAAGAGTAGGTAATTTTTTCAAATTATTTTGTGGCAGAGGTTTAGTGTCATACAGACCATTAATTCTGGCTTGAATCTTTTCAAGATCAAATATATTATTGCCGGACACAAGAAACGATTCTGAAGCTGAAGTCGGATGTTCTTGCCTAAATTTTTCCAATCCGATATTAGCAATTCTCATTCTTCGCCA